GAAGGTAATAAAGGAGATAACTCTATACCTAATGCTGTTAAAGAAATAGATATGTCATTAGCTTCTGATATTCAGAAGTATATTAGTTTAGCAGAATACATTGAAAGAAGAGCAGGAATATCTATTGGTATTCCACCTGAAGCTGAAGGTCAAATTGGTCCTAATGCTGCAGTTACAAATACTAAACAAACTATGGTTCAGAGTTCTCATATATTGGAACCAGTATTTGAATTACATAATCATGTTAAGAAAGCAGTATTAGAAAGGTTATTAGATACAGCTAAAGTATGTTATACAGAGAATCCTAATCTAAAGTTGAATTATATTTTAGATGACTTCTCTCGTAAAATGCTTACAGTAGATGCTGATTTGTTAGATAATTCTACCTATGGTATATTTGTATCTAACTCATCTAAAGCACATGAAGTTAAAGAACTTATCTCTCAACTATCTCATGCTGCTATGCAATCACAAAAGATAGACTTAAGTGATGTAATTAAAGTGATAAGAGCTGAAGGAGTTCAGGAAGCTGAAGAAATGTTGATAGAATCTGAAAACAGAAAGAGAGAGGAGATGCAACAACAGCAAATGCAGCAGTTAGAAAAACAACAAGAAATACAAAAAGAAGCTCTTGCTCATGAGAAAGAAATGAGGATGTTTGATAGAGAAACAGAGATGATGAAAGAAAAGATGAAAACTGATAGAGAGATACAAAGTCAAGCTATTATGTCTTTAGGATTTAATGAAGATAAGGATGTAGATAAAGATGGTAAGCTTGATATATTAGAAGTTGCTAAGCAAGGAGTAGATGTAGATGTAAAACAAAGAAAGCAACAATTAGATGAAGAGAAGTTTAGACATCAAAAAGAGATGGATAAAAAGAATGCTGAGATAGAAACTAAGAAACTAAACAATAAAAAGTAATTTAAAAACATTAATCAAATCCACTATATTTTTAAGATTAAAACTTAAAGATATTTAATTTTCAAACTTAAATTTGTGTTATTATGAGTACAGACAAAGAAAAAGAAGTAAGTTTAGCAGATTTTAATTGGGATAATGGTGATGAATTTTTTGGTACATCTTCTAATGAAGATACTCAACAAGTTGAAACATCAACAAAACCAAACAAGTTAAATGAAGTAACAGAAGAAGATGAGCCATCTAAGTTAAATAACAAGGATGATGAATCTAAAGAAGAAGTAGATGAGTTTTTTGATGAAGGAGAAAATGACTTTAAATCTATATCATCTCAATGGTCAAGTATTTATAAAGAACTTAAAAGCAGAGGGATTATAAGTATAGATGTAGAAGATGAGTCAAATATAGATGCTGATAGGTTTATTGAATTACAAGAAGAAGAAATAGAAGCAAGATTAGATGAAACTATTCAAGCTTTTATGGAAGAGTTAGATGAAGATGGTAAAGCTTTCTTAAAGTTTAAAAAAGAAGGTGGAAACACTAAAGACTTCTTTAAGATATATTCTGAAATAAGTGAAGTACCTACTCCTGAATACAATGATGAAAAGTCACAGGAAAAGTTTTTAAGATATTATTATAGTAATTATGAGGACTTAGATGATGATGATATTGATGATAAAATTGATTGGTTAAAGGAATCAGGTAAGCTTTCAAAATATGCTCAGAAATTACATGAGCAAATAGAGGAAGACAATGAGAAAACAAAACATGAAACTGTTGAAAAACAAAAAAGATTAGCTATTCAACAAGAAGAACAAAGGAAGCAATTAGTTAAGGATTTAAAACAAACTATTGATTCTTCTTCTGAAATTAAAAGTTGGTCAATAACACAAAGGGATAAAAAAGAATTACATGGGTATATGACTAAGCCTGCAGTTAAAGTAGGCAACAATCAATTCCTTACACAATTCCAAAATGATTTACAAACTGCATTTAAGGATAAGAGTAAAATGATTTTGTTGGCTAAAATATTATCTTCTGATTTTGATGTAAGTGATATTAAAGAGAAAGCAAAAACAGAAGTAATTAAAGAAACAAGACAAAAAATCAATAATCAAAAACTTAATCCAGTAACAAGCACAAAAGGTTCTCGCAATAAAGGGTTAGCAGATTTCTTTTAGTTTAACAAAAATTTTTTAAAATGGCACAATTAAATAATAAGTTAATAACCAAGCAAATGCCTTGGCATGCTAACATGACAGACCTCAATCACTTGGGTGCTGCTCTCATTGCAAAGCCACATGTATTTGAATCAGTAATGACTAAGCTGTTTACAGCTACACGTTATTCTGATAATCCAATGACTTACATTCTATCTTCTACTGCAAAGGAAGAAGAGATTACTTCTAATGAATGGGAATGGGGTCTAAGAACAGGTTCAACAAGACCTCTTGTTGTAATTGAGAATGTAGAACTTGCAGCTAATACTACTCCTGGTAAGTTGAAGCAAACATTCAAAATCAAACTTGATGAAAACTGGTTTGTACCAGGTGATATTATTCACCCAGGTACTACTAATAAGAAGTATCAGGTTCGTATTCAAGAAGAGCCTTACAGACATGGTAAAGGTTGGGTTTACACAGTAAGATTGATGTCAGACAATGGTGCTGATTTCCTTCCTGTTTCTTACCTATCTCCTGGTACTCAATGGGCAAAACTATTCTCTCAATATGAGGAAGCAGGAGAACAGAGTGGTTCAACTCAGTACTCACTTCCTATCACATTGAGAAATAGACTTTCTCGTTTTAGAAAGAAATACCAAATTACAGGTGATGCTCACAACCAAGTTCTTGCAGTTAAAGTGCCAGACCCTAATGGTAAAATGCATGACACTTGGATTAAATATGCTGAGGTTGAATATTGGATGCAATGGTACAAAGAACTAGAGCGTGGTTATTGGTATTCTCGTAGTACAGATTCTGTACTTGGTGCCAATGGTAGACCTATCTATTCTGGCCCTGGTATCCAAGAACAACTTGAGGATTCTCACATTCATCGTTATACTCATCTTACTGCTACTCTTATTGAAGAGTACTTGATGGACATTTTCTACTCTCGTGTTAAGCCTGGTGGACAACGTAAAATCAAAGCATTTACAGGTGAATATGGTATGATTATCTTCCATCGTGCAATCCAAGATTGGATGGAGAAAAAAGGTTTCATTCAAGTTGTTGACCAATTGTTCATTGACAAAACTACATCTCCTTACAATGACCAAGCTCTTGCAGCAGGTTATCAGTTTGTGAAATATAGAATGGCCAATGGTGCTGAACTTGAGCTTATCCATAACCCATTGTATGATGACCGTGAAATCAACTTTGAGATTGACCCAGTTACAGGTTATCCTACTGAATCAATGAGATTTACTTTCCTTGATTTCTCAGGAGAAAAAGGAGAATCTAATGTTAAGCGTATTAAGAAAAAAGGTGGTATGTCATTGATTTATACTGCTGGTCTTATTACTCCTTATGGTCCAGTTAATAACAAACTTGCTTCTCACTCTGGTGATTACTATGAGATGCACGTTAAAGACCAATGTGGTATCCACATGGAAGATGTTTCTCGTTGTGGTGAACTTATACTTGCTCGTAATTAATACTTTGTTTTAGAATAGAAAAAAGAAGAAAGAAATTATGTCAGAAAGAAATCCAAATTTTGTAGAATTAAGACCAATAGAAATATCTAAATGGCATGGTAAAACTGGTAAAGATGATTTTAGTCAAGACCAATCTTCACAGATACTTTATGATGCACAAACAGGTAAATATGCTACTGGTTTAACAACAGAAGAAGCAATCAAGTATGGTGCATTAATGGGATTAGATTTAAGTGATACTTTTAATCCTAATAAGCCACATGAGTTTTGGGCAACTAAAGTAGCACAATTAAAGTTTCCTAACAGAACTTTAGTACTTGATATTTCTAAACCATTAGATTACATTAAAGTTAAAAACTACAAAGCTTCACCTTATGTAGCTAATACAGAAAAAGAATATCAAGAAGGTAGATGGCCTTTAGCAACACATATTCTTTATGATGAAGGAGAACACATTGAGATTGAAGCTCACAGATTGAATAAAAAGAAAGAAGCTTATAAAGTATTAGATAAGCTCACTAAAGAACAAAAGGTATCATTGGTACAAATCATTCTTGATATTTCAGTAAGAAAACAATCTAATGAATTTATTGAAGTTAAGATTGCTGAGATTATTGAAGGAGAATATATAAATGAGTTTTTGAAATATTCTAAAATGGATAAGAACCAGTTATATATTAAAGGTATGGTAGTTGAAGCATTGTATAAAAATATCTTAACTAAAGAAGGTGCAGGTATTTATTATATGGGTGATATACTTGGGCACAGTATTGAAGATGTTACAGATTACTTTGCTAATCCACAGAATCAAGAGATTAAAGCAAGAATCCTTGAGAAATTAAATTAAAAATTCTAACTTGCTATATACAACATGGATATTAGAGCAATGCATTATGATTTAAAAGTCAAGCTTAATAAAGTAGACTCTCAACAATTCAAGAACTTAAAGGTTCCTGAAATTGATTGGCTACTTAATGAAGCTCAAGAAGTTTTCATCAAAAACATTGCTGAACCAAGACAAAAAAATGGATTTGGTTTTGAAGTGAATCAGAGGAGTATAGATGACATTAGAACTATTGTTGTAAATAATCTAACTCCTCTTCCTGTTGTAGTTTTTGATAGTATATCTTATAAGGTAACATTACCTACAAATTATTTATTCTTTGTATCAGGATATGCTTGTATTTCTAAGGGGGAGTGTGAAAATGTGAGAGCAAGGCTCTATTTAAAACAACATGATGACCTTCATGAAGAAAGTCCTTTTGATAGAAGTTCCTTTGAATGGCAAGAAGTAAACTTCAGATTCTTTGAAAATGGACTTAGGGTCTTTACAGATGCAACCTTTATTGTTAGTTCGATATGTGAATTTAATTACATTAAGAAACCTGCATACATGCAAAATTCTCAGGATTATGTTGGAGGAACTTACAAATTACCTGATGGTACTATACTAACAGGTTTTACAAATTGTGAGTTATCAGAACATACCCATAGAGAAATTGTAGACTTAGCAGTTTTAATTGCTACTGGTCAAATGCAGATTCCTGACTATGAAATTAAACAAGCAAAAATTAGTCTTTTAAACAATTAAATTAATTTAAAATGAGTGCAAATAATCCAGTTTTTCAAGTACTTGTACCTACTGGTGACCAAGTTGTCTTACCTGCAGGTTCTCCTGTAACTGCATTAGCTGTTGGTCAAATTGGTGTATTCTCTGCTACTACAAATCTATCTCAAGATGCTACTACTATTGTAAATGAAAGAGCAATATTTTTGGCAGTAGGTGTAGATACAGCAGGTGGGTCTACCTTAGATGATGTAGCTATATCAGCAGGTCAAAACATTCCAAGAAATGATGTTGATGCTTATAGCTTCAGATGTTATAATCCTGAACAACCTAACATTATTGATATTACTGACTTTACTAATATTGAATGTGAAACTACATATTCATTTAAAGTAGAGTTTAGAGCTAACTCTCAGGCATATCAAATGTATGGTTTCAATCAGTTCTCTAAAATCTTCTCTGTAACAACTCCTTGTTGTGGTCCTGGTTGTGATTGCCCAAGTGGTGATTGCAATAAATTAGCAGAACTTCTTGTTAATGCAGTTAATGCTGACACAGATAAAATTATCTTTGCTGAATACCTTGACTATACTACAACTCCAGGTTCTCCTGTTGTAGTACTTCCTGGTGCTGTTGCTGCATGGATTCTTGCTAATCCTGGTAAATGTCTTGGTGTTCGTATCACAGATATTCCTTCTAAGGTTTATGCTTATTGTAACATTCCTTTGAGATACTACAAGAATGTACAATTCCTTATGATTGTATCCTTGATTGATGAACTTAGCTGTGAAGCTAAATCTACTATCTTCCAAATTCCTTCATTTGGTGAAGGTCAAGGTAAAGATATTGGATGGTTGGAATATGAAGCAGGTGGATACAATGGTAAACCTGGTCCTTACAGAGTAGGTGAATTGGCAGGTACTGCTATTGGTAACTTCCAAAGATTCTCTACTAATGCAGGTAAATACAATCAGTTGAATCTCCATTATTCTCCTCAAATTGTAGGTGGATGGGATGAGTACAAAAACAAGATGAATACTATTGTAGCTGCTGAATGTACTACTGGTGCTAATGCTAATAGAACATTTACTACATTGCTTCCTGTACTTGATGCTTTCTTTGAAACACAAGGATTTAAACCATTAGCTGCTGCTGTTGGTAATTGTGACTGTGCTACAGTTCAATTTACAGATGAGTTTGCTGCTGATGAAAATGGTCTTGGATAATATAAAGGGAGAGTTTTCTCTCCCTTTTTTTATTTAACTTTTTAACTTTAATACAATGGGTATTCCTAAATATT